TGGTCGCCTCATTCGCCGCTGATTACGACCGGCTGATTTCCATCCTTACCGATGCCGCTTCATGAAACTCATCACCACACAGGCTGACCTCAGCCATGCCTTGCGCACCATCGCGCCAGCTATTAGCACCAGCAATAGCCATCCAATCCTGAGCTGCTGCCTGGTGGCTGCCAGCAGCGGCACCATGACCGTGACCGGTTTCAACCTGGAACTTGGCATCACCGCGCGTGTGCCAGCAGCTGTAGACACCGCAGGCACTGTCGCGTTGCCATATCGCCTCCTAGCAGGCCTTGTGAGCCGCATGGATGATGGCGAGCCCGTGACGCTGTCAGATGGCGCTGTGAGCGCCTCTAGCGGCTCTTATGGGCTTGCGGTGCAGAATGCCGCGGATTACCCAGCACTGCCGGTTGTAGAGGCTCCTAGCGCTGAGCTGGACTTGACAGCTGGTGTGCGCGCTTGTATGGCAGCCGTCAGCACCGATGCCAGCAAGGCCATCCTGCAAGGCATACACCTAGCCGATGGCGTCATGGAGTCCACCGATGGTCATAGGCTGATGCGTGTTCCTGTATCGCTGCCCGATGGCATCGACCTGGTGCTACCGGCTGCCACAATGAAGCTGCTGCAGGATCGAACCGTTGGCATTGCTGCTGCTCGCGGTCAAGCCGTGATCGATGCAGGTGATGGCATCACCATCTACAGCCGCATCCTGGATGGCAAATACCCAAACGTGCAAGCCTTGATACCTGCCAGCTTTGAGCACACCATCACCCTGGACCGGCACCGGTTTACCCGTTGCCTAGAGCGCGTCGCGTTGATCGCTGAGGCGCACAACAATGCCGTCAAGCTCACCGCTGGCAAGCAACTGGTGATCACAGCTGAAGCAGATGCCAACAACGGCAAGGAAACCATTGCCTACGAAGGCACCGCTAAAGGATCTTGGGCGTTCAACGTGCATTACCTGCTCGATGGCCTGAAAACCATGCGCAGTGCTGATACCGTTACACTGTCCGCCAACGCGGCAACAGCACCCGTCGTGCTACGACCCGCCAGTAGCATGGATATGACATACTTAGTTATGCCAGTGCAAATCCGGGAGTAATACAATGGCGCGCAAGTGCAACAATACAGAATCAGAACAGCGCACAAACACTGTTTATGATTTGCTCTTGCGCGCTCACAGCAGAAAGCAAATCATTCAGTTTGCCGCAGAAAACTGGGGGGTTGGTGAACGTCAAGCTGATGCTTATATTGCCCGCGCTCGTGAGTTGTTGTCTGCTGATGCCAAGTTGGAGCGGTCTCAGTGGCTAGAGGGCGCAATCGCACGAGCGATGGAATACGAACGCCGCGCTGCCGAGAAAGATCAACTCAACACTGCGTTGATCGCGCTTGACAAGCAGGCTCGGCTGCTGCGGTTTGAGATGAGCTAGTTAACCTGCCTGTATCGCAGCGCTAGCTATGGCTCGCAAGTACGCAAGAGACAACCGTGGGCGGTTTGCCTCAGTTGGCGCCACCGCACGCGGCGGGCGGCTGAAGACCGCAGGCGGCAGCAAGCGGCAGACGCAAACCATGCAGGCATCGGCTGCACCCAAGGGCACCATTAGCAAACCAAAGGGGCTAAAGCCGGGGGCAATTAAGGCAAAAACCGCCAACAAACCTGCTGCAACGACAACAAAACTCGGAGGACGCCTGAATCCCGCCAAAAAGGCCTATCGTCGCGCAAAGCAAGATTTTAATAAGGCTTACAATCGGGAAAATCGAATCAGGGCGTCTCTTTTCTCTGGCAATAAAACACAGGCGCAAAAAGATGCACTTGTTAAAGAATTAAACAAGGCAAGCAATATGACTGCATCAAAACTGCAGCAACGCCGAGAAGTTAGGGCTCAGTTCTCAGTGCAGAGTAAAGACAGGCTGCTTAGAGCGTCAAGGCCGGCATTGTCAGGCGCTATCAGCAAGAGCAAGGATGTTAGAAATACCGTCAACCGCAAAGCTGCATTTGTCCGTCGAGTTAATAGGGCTGGCGCATTGCCTTCAAATAATCAAGGCAAGAAAGGGCGTCAAACAGCGAGGACTCGCGCAAGGGCACTCGCCACTTATCAAGGCGCTCGCCGCCCTGAAATCTCTGATGCCACCGTGGGATTCTTGAGCAGCGCTCGCAAGTCGCCAACATTCAAGCCAATAGCTTCTCGTCTTGCCGCTCCATCAAGAGCTGCTCAACGCTCGGGCAGGGCGTTGGCAAATAAAGCTGCTGGTACCGCAAGAGATAAATTTGGACGCCGAGTTATCAATCCCGCAAAAGGCACAAAAAAAGCACGGACGGCAGCTAGAGCACTTGAGTTTTACAAAAATCCAAAAGCAACGGCTGAAAAGGTTTTGCAAAACCAAGGAAAAGCTGGAAAGCGCACGCGAGGCTTCCGCTTACCTCGTGGGATGCGCTAAGCTCCAACCGACACCACGTCACACCATGGAAGCCTTTCTTGCTGCGGTCGCTCAGGCCATGAACGACTCTGAGCTATCAGCCGCTGAACTGATCGGCTGCCTTGAGATCGTTAAGGCTGAGCTGCTGGAAACTATTTTCGACGACGCCAATGAAGCCTGAAGTTACCGCTGTTGGCCGGCTGCTTAAGCCGAAAGGTGATGAGCCGCGGATTCTGCATCGCATTGCTGTTAAGGCTGACGGCAGCGCCAAGACGGTTATCCGCAAACCTCTGTGAGCATTGTCAGCGGCATCTGCGAATCAGTGCCGCTGTTGTCGTTCCTGCAACAGCAGACACCAGAGGACACCAGCAAGCTGCTAGACCGCATCCGCAGCGACCTGCACCCTGGGCAGCTTGCGTTTGTGGATGACACCGCAACGCAGATCATCGGCATTAGTGCGGGGTATGGCGCGGGCAAGACCCGAGCGCTATGTGCCAAAGCGGTGATGCTGGCCGCGGCCAATCAAGGCTTTATCGGTGCAGTGATGGAGCCCACCGGCCCGCTGATCCGCGACATCTGGCAAAACGACTTCGACGACTTCCTTGATGCCTATGGCATCCCGTACACGTTCCGGGCCAGCCCGTTGCCGGAGTACATGCTGCACCTGCCGGGCGGTGATACAAAAATCCTGTGCCGCAGCTTTGAGAACTGGTCGCGCATCATCGGCTTGAACCTTGCATGGGTGCTCGCCGATGAGATCGACACTGTGACGCCAAGCATTGCCAACAAGGCATTCCCAAAGATCCTTGGCCGTTTGCGGTCGGGCAATGTCCGGCAGTTTGGTGCTGCATCAACACCGGAGGGTTTCCGGTGGATGTGGAACACGTTCGGTAGTGATGAAGCCAAGGCCAGGCCAGACCGGCATCTGATCAAGATGCGCACAGCAGATAACCCACACCTGCCACCGGATTTCATCGAGCGGCTGCAGGCCAACTACGACCCAAACCTGCTGCGGGCTTACCTGGACGGCGAGTTTGTCAACCTGACCACTGGCCAGGTGTATGACCGGTTCGACCGGGCGAAGCACGTCACCACCGCGGTGCCTAACACCAGCAGGGAGCCGCTGCGTATTGGCGTTGACTTCAACATTGGCAACATGTCTGCCGTGATCGCCGCGCGACTTGGCAATGGCCTGACTGTGATCGACGAGATCGCCGGCGCTCATGACACCGACGCCTTGGCGCAGGAGATCCGCAGGCGGCACCCGCAGCAGCAGATCTACGTCTACCCAGACGCCAGCGGCGGCAGTCGCAGCACCAATGCAAGCCAGACCGACATCCAGATCCTTGAGTCCTACGGCATGTCAAACCAGTCACCACGGAGCAACCCACCAGTGCGTGACCGGGTAGCAGCCGTGCAGGCGCTGCTAGAGAACGGCAAAGGGCAGGTGCGGCTGCAGGTGGCAGCACGATGCAAGCGCGTGATCGAGTGCCTAGAGCTTCAGTGCTACACCGACAAGGGTGAACCGGACAAGGATGCCGGTTTTGACCACATGAACGATGCCTTGGGCTACCTAGTCTGGCGTGAGTTCAACCCGCTGCACGCAGGCGCTGGCCGGGGCACTGGGGTCAGGCTATATTAAGACTCGCAACAAAGGTGCACCACGGTCAACCATGCTGTAAGATGCAGGGCATGGGGCGGACGGAAGCACCCCGGCGCAAGCCACAAGGAGCCTCCCGCGGGAACAGCTGCACGACCGCGTTATCGAGACGGAGCCAAGGCGGTGCAAGGCCGCCATCCCACTACCATTCCAACCATGACTTGTCAATCCATTACCGCCAACATGACCGCCGCTAAACTGGCAGCCTGGAAGGCTAATAACCTTGCTCAAGCCGCCACAGTGGTCATCCTTGAGCCCATCATCAAATCTGCTCGCAAGTGCCAGCGTCAAGAGTGGCAAGAGTTTCGTGACGAAACCCTTGACATGATCGAAGCCGCTAAGCGCGAGCGTCACTTCCACATCCTGCCGCAACTGTTTCAGCGGCTAACCACTGCCGACACAATGCTCGCTAATCGTGCCATTGCCTGATTGCGCCGACTGTGGCGGTCCCATTGGTCAAGACCAAGGACCGCCCGACGGTTGGCAACTTGAAGATGGCAGAACCGTCTGCCAATCCTGCTGCATCTCAGACCTCCTCTCCTTTGTCAACCATGATCAACAACATCTGGATCAACCGCGCAGCCGCTATCGTGCTGCTGCTGTGCATTTACGCTGCTGGCCAGGACAGTGGCTACAAAGCACATCACAACCACCCTGCCTGCCATCAAAACCTAAAGCCTTAAACTGACGGCATTGTCAGCATCGGTGCGCCGTGTATAGCGGTTTTAATTATTACGACAGGCCGCTTGCGCAGCGCACCG